GGCTTCGGAAGCCCAACACTAGTCCCCCCTGCAGAGTACCCTGATGCGGGGTTTGGCGACCCTTTTGACGCAGCGTTTAACGCTCTAGCGAGGGACACGGGTTTTGGTAGCGTTTATGATCCGTTCGCAGCGGCGCTCAGTGTACCTTCCGCCGAGGTCTCTATGCAGGGCGGGTCGCGGCTGGACATCTACGGGCCCTTTTTAAGGGGGCAGTTCTACGCGGTGCAGTTAACAGATGGGATTAATATATATGACTGCTTTAATGGGGTGAGCAGAACAGGGCTCAGCATCGCGCGCAGGCACGGCATATTAACGACGTATACGCCGGCGCTCCCTCAGGGCAGCTATGACCTGCTGCTGCTCTCCGAAGGGGTCGTGCTTGCGGCGCTACAGGACGCTATAGCTGCGCTCCCAGGGATACATACCCCCGAGACGTACACTTTGCGCCAGTTCTTTCCGCCACATTTGGCTGCAGGATCCCGTGTTGGATTCACCGACAATAAGCAGCCGGGGGCGCTTTCGGGGCTACTGGATTCTTTAGGTGCGCTATTTAACGACCTTAGTGGTCGCGCCTGCACCTATATAACTACAGGCTGGAGTTACGGAGATTCAACGCTAGAGGTGCGCTCCACGCTATCGTTTCCCTCAGTCGGGAAGCTCGCTTGCGGGGATCTCCTGTTCTCGTACACAGGGAAGACTGAGGGCAGCTTTACAGGCATAGCGCCCCTAAGAGTGAACGAATCAGAGGTGCTACAAGGGAAAGAGGTAACTTTCTATGACAAGTAAACTCTTACAAGCGCGTAACGACACCTTAATAACGCGAGCGACTGGAGAAGCGCTTACTCGATTGGGGAAACATTATGGGTTTGAGCGCCCCCTGTACATCCCTGAGAGCGACTTCAAGAGCGCACTTAAGAGCGCGGTTTATGCCAGTCAGCCAACGCTCCCTACGTTTTTTGAGTTTGTGCGCGCCCTGTTCAATGTGTGGGCGGAATATTCAACCGTTCAAGGAGAGGCGCAGAGCGCGAGCACGTTAGCGCTCGATGCAGCGAGCCTAGCGCTTACTGCACCTGCTAATCTAGAGCAGCGCTTCGCCATAGTGGGTAGCAAGGTGTGCTTCTTATCGGTGGTGGACGAGGGGATAGCGTCTTTTGCACCTGTTAAAACGAGTTATTTTTCACCCCCCGCTTTCACGGTCGGAGAGGATTACACCGTTAAGTTACTGCCGTTCACTTTTCAGGAGCTAGACTGCGTGCTTAACCTGATCATGGATGGCGGTATCTTCACTGTGCCCTCCACTTTTCTGCAGCAGAACGCAGAGGCACAGGAAGAGGGCGAGCCGCCCTACGGTTTTCTGATGGACTTCTTTTCTAGCGCCTCGGAAGAGCGCTTTGGGTCGGAGGATGGCCCATACCCTGCGTACCTCGCGTCTGACTTCTTTGAGAGCCGTTTCTTTGCGCTGCTAGACAGGATGCTGGCGAGCGGTGTTCAGCTCCGCGCCACCAACATCCTTTGGGCCCCCGGCGAAACCTCAATGTACAACAGCTTCAAGGATTTGTTAGCTGGGGGAGGCGCGGGAGGCGGGTCCTTCTCTATTGAAGTAGTGAGAGCTTGACGGCGCGCCGAAATAGAGGTATACCTAATGCACCTCGAATGCCGCTATGTGGTATAGCGGCTTCCTTTTTTAGCCGAACAGGTGAAGAAAAGGCGAGGTGTCCTGCAACTTTAGCTCAATGGTAGAGCGCGTGCCTTACACGCACGATGTTGGCGGTTCAAGCCCGTCAAGTTGCACTTAAAACCAGCGTGCAAAGAAGTAGAACTGCACCAAATAAAAACCAAGCGTGAATTACCCTTTCAGGTAGGTTTACGATGGCCAAGTCGGCGTAGATTACCGTAGCTGCGCACCAGAAACAAAAAATAGCTAGCATATACATAAATTACTCCCTAAAAAGTTGACAGGACGACAAAAAGCGGGCAGAATCCGCAGCATTTAGTCTTAGCATCTTCTTATGTGTATATCAACGGGAGTTTAAATGAGTAAGTATCAACAGATCGCTACGGAGATCGCGTCGCTGGTGGAGCGCAAGCAAACGAGTTATGGGGACGCCTTTGGACAGGCGCACTTGGTGCTGGCTATCTTGTTTCCTAACGGGATTCCGGTCGAGCGCTACACCGATGTGCTCACGATTACCCGCATTGTGGACAAGCTGTTCCGCATCGCAAACAACAAGGAGCTGTTCGCGGAGGACCCTTGGGCGGACATCTGCGGGTATGCGCTGCTTTGCTTGGGGCGGCGAGCTGGTCAAGAGACTCCCAGCGAGGATGCTACGGCTGCTGAAGTAGCAGCTGCGAATATGGAGGCTGCTTCTTTGGAGCGCGCTCGCCTTAAGGGGTTAGAGGCGCTCGCAGCGTTTGTGAACGCCGGAAACTGATGTTACACACCCAAGGTGGTTGGGAGCAGAAATACAGGGAGCTTCAGGCTCGGGCCTTGGTATTTCGGCAGCAGGCAGCTGCAGAGATGACGCAGCTATACACTGAGGACTCCGCGCTGTTAAAGCAGCTGGTGCAGCTGATCGAAGTCTCAGGAGACCCGGAGCTGATTCGCAAGATGCAGGATATACCCAACCTAAAAAAACGTTTAGGAGAAAATTAATGCAGACGAGCATAACCCCTGATCTTTTTGTCCGTATCGCCATCGGCGCATACTTACTTTGGTGGGGTATCCTTATGCCCTCTTGGGGAGCGCTGCTGCTGAGTGCCCCTAGCGCATTGTACTTAGGCTATCGCTTCCTAGTTCCGCAAAAAGTGGACAGCGTCTTACTGATTGCCACGGTGAGCACAGAGCAGGAAGGTCGAGAGCTTTTTGAGGTCTGCAAGGAAGACTTTGAATATGTCCTGGTAGTGAACGCTACTGAGTTATTGCAAGCCCTTGTGCAGGATGATGAAGAGGAGCTATAGCCCGTAGATCATTGTCCACACGGGATTATTAGTGATCCCTGGCGTATGCGCCTCCTGTTGCGCAGTATCCGCAGGGGGCTCAATAAAACGGGCACTCGCGCAACGGTCACAGCAGCAAAAAGCACTCGACACTTCGTCAGGTAGTGTATTCAAATGGCTCTCAAACTCCGGCTTACTCACAGAGCTGCCCAGAACGATTACTAGGTAGCTGCCTAGCGTGAAAGGTGTCTTAGTGGCGAGTAACCAAAGGGGGAAGCGCTTACTTGTTTCGTTAAAAGCGTGCAGCACCTGAAGAAGAACTGCATGGTCTGCAAAGTCTACCTCGTAGCGCGCAATCTCGTTACGAGACTTCTCAATATCTAGCTGCAGAGGGTTATAGATCATGGTGCTAGTGTACTCGCAAACTCGATCACAGGCGTAAAATCGTTCAGGTGCACTTGCGGGATCCAGATGGTGTTGCGACTGCGAATCTGCACGACGCCGCGCTGCAAGAGCGCGAAGGCCCGCTGGCTAGTAATCGCGCCGGCGAACGTGAACTCCCCCTCTGAACCCTCGACAAGCAGGACGAATACACAGGAGCAGTCGCGCTTCTCTAGGGATACCAAAAGATTCCCCGTGTAGTACTCTGTGGTCTTTACGTCTACGGCTAACTTCTTACCATTAGACGCCTGCACAATCGCATCGGCAGGATCAGACCCTTGGACTGCGGACTGCACTCCGATAGCGAGAATCAGATCCCAGGACTCGGGCAGACAATCAAAGTTGCGCGCAAACGCAAACTCGCTGCGCACTCCACGTTGCTCCCTAGAGAAGCGCTCCTCGGTTGTATCTTCTTTAGAGCCCATGCGCCCCTCAGCCACATAATGGGTCTTGTGCTTGCGATTGTTGAGCTGTCGCTGAATGCCCAGATCGTTTGCTGCTTCAATATCTTCGGGAGATAGCTTATTGAGCTTAGTGCCTTTTTTCATAGGGTGTTAGTTCTCTTCCTTGTTGAGAATCTCAAAAAACTCAGGGTGCTCCTGCAGCAGTTGAGCGACGAGCCCGCGCACCAGCTCGGAGCGTCCGATGTTCTTAGCGGTGCAGTAGGCGTTGAGAGCATTGACCAAGCTGCTTGACGCAGTGAAGCTCACAATAGAGCCGCGCCTGTGAGGTAGATCTGCATGGGGCTTATACTGCTTTACGGCAGCAGAAGAATCGCTTTTGCGGGTGCTTCTAAGGGGTTGCATGCTGTTATGCTCCTATAGGAGGGTGAGAGAAGGCGCGGACTCTTCATCAGCGCATACAGACACCCTACCAAATGAACTACAGGTCTGCAACTATTTTTTAATACTGTTCTTTGAGAGCGTCTCCAACGAGTCTCGCCAGCTTCCCGCGATAGCTGGTTTCTAGCTCTAGCGCAACCGCGAACGGGGCGCTCCACCACGCACTACTCTCCAAGAGTCGCGCTAACCCTGTCTCTTCCCATGCGCGGCCCTCAATATCAATCTGCAACGGATCTCCCATCACGATTAAGGTGCTACTATCGTCTACTCGGGAGATGACGCTGCACAGCTCATGGAAGGTAAGATTCTGAGCCTCGTCAAGGATTACGACGGAGTTAGCAAAGTGCCGACCTCGGCACAGCTCCACCGCTGCGAACTCGATCTGCCTTTTCTGCTGCCACTTACCGAGCAGGTTGCTCGCGTCTGCACCGAGAAGAGACCTTAGATGCTGCAAAAAAGACTCTACATATGGCTCTAACTTCTCCGCAACTCCTCCGGGGACAGCAGCAATCGCATTAGATTCTCCGCCTACAAAACGTGTGGGCTTGAGGAAGACTGTTTTTTTATCTTGCTTCATCATCTGATGAACCGCAAACGCGGTGGCGATATAAGTTTTTCCGCATCCCGCCGCCCCCAGGCATACGGTTAGTTGCCGATTCTTCAGCGCCCACATAAAGCAGGTCTGCGCAGCATCCCGAGGCTTTACCCCCTGAAAGTCGAGCGTGTCTTTTACAAGTTGAACCTCTTGATTGAAAACAAGCGCGAGCGCGCTCTGTGAGCCGTAGCGCAGCACCACGAAACCACCCTCAAGCTCCTCTACGCCGTCTACTGCGCCGCGCAGTTCCACCGTCCCATGACGATAAAGCGCCTCAATCAGTTGAGGAGACGAAAGCTCAATCGTCTCTAAGCCAAACTCTGTTAATGACTGCATAAGGCCTCCTAGGGTAAAGAACCACTAGGAAGCATATACCGCTCAGCTAGGTGAGGTAAACCGCTGGTTGAGCCTATCCCAAATATAGGACACATCAAACTTCCCATTCGTGGCGAAGTGGTGATGCCCTAGCACCGTGATCTTCTCATGCGCTGAAGGGTCGTACCGCATGTCTGCTTCTGGCATAGGGGTAACTGCCCCCAGCTCAAAAACACGATGAAGCTCCTGTAGCAGCTGCGCCATCGCATCGAGCAGCCGATCAGGGAACTCCAAAACCATCGCGGGACCTATGGTGGAGGGGTTCTTTATGATGGGTAGGTTGTATCTCCGCGCACAATCCGTAGTGGGCTGTACTGCGAAGTCGATGCCGATAGATCCCTCGTTCATTTTGCCGGCGTGCCACGCGGTGTGGCTCAGGTCCAAGTACTGCGCAACAAGGATGTCACCGCTGTCTGTGAAGCCCAGCCCTAAGTGAGAGCTTACTTTGCGGTCCCTTGTGGCGAACACCGCTGCCAAGTGAAAAGGGTCATAACCCCCGTGATGCAACACGACTCGCTGCACCGGCTTTTTGCGCTTACTGAAGTTTCCAAAGCTGTGCAGATCTAGCCGCGAATCCTCAGTATAATCAAGGATTGAGAACTTCCCTGCGGTATCTATGGGGGTGCGCACCCCGCCGATAACCAAGAAGTCCTCAAGCGGCGCGAACCGCTGCGTCAGCATCTGCTGCGTACGAAGACCAAAGAAACCATCGGCAGTCAGCCCACAATCCATCTGGAAAGATACTACCGCTGCGAGAAAAGTCGTAGACCCCTTATCGGTCGCCAGTCCCGGATAAGTCTTAACCGCCGCAGGCGGGATATACCCGTTCTGCTGCGCGTTAAAGTTCATGGCCTTGTTAGCAGTTACTCTCGACTTCAATACATCACTCATTTGACTGCTCCTTCTTATGCAGGATGCGCCCCTCGCTATCAGGCGCGCTGGAGTAGTCCCTCGTTGTAAGTGCTTGGAGCTTCTCAAGTGTGGCTTCGCCGAGGTCCACATTGAGGAGCGCCGCTGCTTGAATGAGCAGCACTAAAACGTCTGCAGCCTCACCCTTGATACCCGAGAGGTCGCCCTCATGGACTGCGATAGACAGCTCCTGAACCTCGCTGGCGAGGTGCGCGAGCGTACCCTCAATTGTAGCGCGGTCATCAAAGGTCTTAGCCTGCCAGTGAAGCACCAAATCGTGTACCTGATCTAGGGAGGAAGGGAGACGCATCAGCGCGCCCGCGCTTGTATAGCTCCCTGCTCCTGTATAAGGCAGCAGCGGAATAGCCTCCTGCTCCGAAGTGAGCAGCGCAGCTACGCTACCCAAGGGGGCGTCTACATTCCCGCAGAGAAGACCAACCTGCGTGGCCTCCTTGATGCGTTTACGCTCAAAAAACGACTTTATACCCATATGCAACTCCAAGAGAAAATATGCTTGAGGTGCGCTATGGTACATCGTTTCTAGTCGTCTTGACTAGCATTTATTATGCGCGTACGTAACTTTCTCTTTATTTTAGACTGCTCCGCAGGAGTTAGCTCAACCGGCATCCCATATTCATTAAATGCGCGACGCACACGAAGGGAGCTAGACAGCTCCACAGAAACCACCTCCAACGTGTCTGGGCGCACAATGTCGCAATAAATAGTCGTTAAAATAACACGCATACGCTTGTCCCTTCAGTTGTCACACTTCAGTACAACTGTGTACAAGATAATATACTTGCGGTTTTTTCACCGCATTTTTCTTGATAAACGACGATTTCGAGTTCCGTACGAACGCGGTAAGACTCTATCTGATATCTTTCGTCTTCTATAGTTAGCTCCGCGTTTAAAAACGCCTTTGCGGAGAGTGCCGCGCGTACAATCGCAAGTAGTTGTTGATCGTGAGGCGTCTTGCGGAGCAACGCTATTTGCATTGTAGTCCTCTTTTCTGAATCCTTTATCTAGGCCTCAAACCTCATCAAAAACTTCCCGGAGGGAGCAATACACTAAGTTAATCATTTTGTTTCCCCCTAAATGTGCTTTGTGAGTTTGTTTATTTCGTTTTTTAGCTCTAAAAGAGCATTGAAATGAAGATGAATAGTCGCCCCTCGGATTGTAATCACTGCTTTTTGATTCCCATGATACAGGCATATACAATACTGCCCCTCTGCCACAATGTCAGCGTCGATATGGGCTTTTTTTTCAAGCGCGATCAACTCGATTCTTTTAAGACTTTGGTTAATGCAGTATTCAATATTGATCAGTTCTCTCGGTGAAATATTAACTTGCAGATACTCGGGGGCAGATTTACCAATGTCATCAAGGTAAATGACTTGCAGTACTTCAGTCTTTGTAATGCGACAAAAAATCATTTTTTCACCCTAACGTGCATCAGATTGAGGACTCAACCCGACTGCGACTACTTTGAGTTGCTTGGCGATTGCGGCTTAGCCAAGTGACCTCGCGAGACGCAGTCCGAGGTAGTAGCGGAGGGGATTGAACCACTACTTGTAGTTTATGATGCAGGCCGACAGACTCTAAAGCCGAGGTCATCCCAGCAGATATCAGCGCGGGACCAGTTACGGTACGCGACGCGGCAAAGGAAGGCGACGCCCCCGTAATAGCCGCCGCGAATGACGCGCGGGGACGGACCTGTGGCATACACGTGTGGATCTGTGACCCTGCCACTTCGTTGCTTGTAGGCCTCCGCGTCCCACTGATCACTGCACCACTCCCAGACGTTCCCACACATGTCGTATATCCCCCATGCGTTGGCTTTTTTCGTGCCTACAGGGTGCGTTTTGTTTTCAGTATTGCCGCTGTACCAAACCACAGCGTCTGGCTCATCTCCACCAGAGTACTTCAGCTCAGTCCCCGCCTTCGCTGCGTACTCCCACTCAGCCTCCATAGGTAGCCTGTACCCATTAGCGGTCACGTCTAGACTCACAGTGGAATTGTCGCCCATGTAAGCAGACGTCAGCCCCTCCGCACGACTCAATGCGTTACAGAACCGCACCGCGTCAAACCATGACACAGACTCCACAGGCCTCTGAGCCCCCTTAAAGTAGCTGGGGTTATTCCCCATCACCTTCTCCCAAAGCCCCTGCGTCACCTGCGTCTGCCCCATCCAGAACCCCCGCGACAGCTTCACGCGATGACGAGGGCGCTCGTTATCATAACCCACGCCGTCCTGAGACCCCATCCAGAACTCCCCAGGGGGGCAATACACCATGTTCATCATTTTTAGGTTCCTTTTATACTGAGTAGCTCTCTGTACGGAGAATTTATTTTTTATTCCGGTCTAGATATAAGGTCTGCAAACAAAGTGGCACGCTTTTCAGACAGCTTTTCATAGCGCTTTAAAAGCCGACGCCTAATAAAACTTATCTGCTCAAGGATAAAAAAGTTATAGACTGTGTCGTCCTCCGAAAGAGTTTGCGTCTCTAAGGAAAGGCGATCTCGGATCGCATCTAAAGTAGCGATTTGCCCCACTAATATACGTATTTTTTTATCTAACTTCTTCATGGTGCATTTGTTGTTTTTCATGATTAAGCGCGCACCAAACGGGAGGGTACGCTCAGCAAGCTACGCATGATCTCTTCTCGGATATAATAGACAAATACCGACGCGATCATTGGGCACATGTAGTACCTGTCGAGCTGGTCATAACAGATGTACTGATTCATGACCTCCTCTGGGAGGCTCTGCCGCTTATCCGTGATTGAAATCCCCTCCGCTGCAGCGATAGGTGCTTTACAGGCATGGCTCCGAATGAAGCAGTACATGGCTGTCTTAACTGAGGGCTCAATCTGAGCGATGATCTCGTCGGCAGCATAAAAAGGCCTATCGACGCTATCGTTATTTCGCTGGTAGAAGACGGTCAGCTTCAAGTCTCCGATGCCGGGAATGTTGAAAATGTGAGCGTCTGTAGACTTTCGCATGATTGTGTTGTGCATTTTTTCTCTCCTTTCGCACGACTGTGCACCTAAAATAACCTTTTTATTAACCGTTGTCAAGTGTATTTACTACACTTGTAGCGATTGTTTTTTCGCCCTTCTGGCGCGTATACTTAAGGGGGTATGCACTCCCTTCTCCAATGGAGGTCTATTATGGCTCCTCGCTGCGTCATCACCGATAAAGATACTGTACAGCTTGCTACGGACGGCTACCTACTCAATGGTAAACCGCTGGCGTCCTTGTCGGGATGTCAGTTTAAGGGGGATGTGCGCATCGCCCCTGTGAAGGTTGTTGATGCTGCTGTTCCGCTACAGGACACCCCGGCTGCGCCACCCCCTGCCCCTCCACCTGCGCCTCCACCCAAACCGGTGCTCCTTACAGGGGAGCTTGCGGAGATAAACGATTGGGTGATCATCGGGCAGCAGCTTCTTAATCTTCCTCCCTGGTTGGCGGTTCTCCTTATCGCTGCTATTATCTTTCAGAAAACTCAAAAGAATCGCACAGCTACTTGTGTGGGCTGCGCGACTTTAGGTGTGCGGATACAACAGCTAGAAGCTACCACGCAGGCGCTCGTACAACCTCAGGGAGAGAGTAGTGACTTAGAGGCCTTAAAGTTAATCAGTGCTCCTCCCCCCACGGAGACGCAGGAGTGGTCAAAGAAGTAAGTTTGTCGCGCGCGCTGTACGCCTCGTTAAGTTCCTCCGTGAGCCTCGCTAGCCGAGAAAATAAAAAAGACCCATCGCTGCTGGGCGCGATTGTTAGATGCTCTTGACACTTTGCAGCGTAGAACAAAACAAGCCGCTCTAATGCATAAATCTCAGCAAATATTGAGTTTATGCGGATCATGGATTGGGGCGCTCAAACGTAAGGTCACATACTCCGCCGGCGCACGCCAGCTCCTGAGCGAGCGACGTGTTGTCCTGCTGCTCAAAGCACTCCGTCAGGTCAATCGGGGAAAGGGCTTTGAGTTGCTCCCAGAGGGATAGCATAGCGGCGCGCTCTTCAGGCTTATCTGAGTACGGTCCGCTGTGAACCTCCTGATAGGGGGCTTCTACGTACTCGTAGTCTCCTGATGAACCGAGCAGCGACACCCCAGTGAAGAAGCGACGATTCTCCCACAGATAATCTGCTACGGATGCCCACTCCGAGGGGCTAACCGTAATTGTGCAGCTCACATTGTGATGCGCCCCCTCCAAGCGATCAACCTGCGTCCCACTGCGCACCCACGACTGATTAACAGAGCGCACCATCTCCAGATGCTCGACTGCACTCAGCATACTCTTGGTTACCGCGCCCTCCGGAGCTTCACAAGCGAAGGCGATATACCGCGCATGCTCCCCGCCCCAGCTACTCTTGAAGCATCGCTCCGGCTGCTTAGACTCTACGAACCTGTAGAGATCCTCATAGGCATCCGCTTGTACTCTACGAATGTATCGGGGGGCGTGCCAAGGGTGTATACCTGCGCTTGTACCCAGCACGATAGATGCTGTGCCGCTAGGCTTCACCAAGGTTGTTCTAGATGCAGTCTGAATCCCTAAGTCTTTGGCGAGTACCCTGTTGATGTGGTTGACCAGCTGTGCCCCTGTGCGCAGCGTCTGCTCGCTTCTAAAGATGTCGTTAGACAGCATCCCCGTCAGAGAAACCCCGAGGAGGGCCTCCCTACGGACAATCAGCTCTGAGATCTCCCCGAGGTACTCAAAGTTAGTGTACGCAGCTTGAAACGTGCCTAGCGCACCGGCGGCGGTGCAGGACGTGTAAAAATCTCCGACGTCGCGAAGATTATTCATGTTTATTTCCGTGAGGTTGCACACCTGCACCCCCTCATAGAAACGATACCCGAGGGATAGCCAGTAGGAACGCTTGTTGTAATCGAGCAGATCGTGCGTATACCGCTGCACCACCTCCCCATCAGCGTCCGTGACTAGGAGCGGGCACATAGTCACCTCGGCGCAAGGATTTAGGACATACTCTCGGTTCTCCAAGAACACAAAACCCGGCTCGCCAAACTCCTTAGTGGAGTTAAACAGCGCCTTGAAAACCTCCTGCGGCGTCTCAGGGGTGATCACTGCGGAGTTATTGGCGCGCCCGCGCTGAGGATTATCTACGAACCAGCTGCCGGTCTTAGAGGCCAACATCTCCTGATCATCTGCGTCAAAGAGCGCGATGCACGCAGACCTGCGGATACCACCTGAGACCACGGAGTCCGCAAGGTGCATCAGGCAGTCGTACACCTCAATGCTGCGTAACTTCCTCGGGGTATCCATGTCTACTGCATTAGAGAGGATCTGATTGCACTTCTCTAGTGCGCGCTTGAGGGGCTCAGGCCCAGGAGCTTTGCCTCCGTGAGTCAGCGGCGCGCCCTTGGGGCGTACCCCTGAGAAGTCAAACACAAGCGCAGATGTACCGTAAAAATAAGACTCAAATAGCGCCTGCGTCGCGTCAGCCCAGCCTTCAATAGAGTCAACGACCTTAAAGGCACGCTCCCCTGAAGGGCGGCGAATCTCCGGCAGCTGTGCGATATGGTGCGCTTGCAGAGAGAAGCCGACACCCGTCCCGCACAGCAGCAGCCAATGGAAGTGCGAGAAAGCGTGCATATACGCGATGTGCATGGCGGAGCAGTTATAAATCCGCATGTTTTTCTGATGGATAGCCGCTCCCCCGAACTGCATGGCTCGCTGCGAGCCTACGATTCGCTTGGCCTGCATCTCTTGCTCCACAAAGTCCAAGATATCGCGGTGCTCAGGGAATCGTGCGCGGTGCATATCCATCTGGCGAGTCACCGCCTCGGCATAGCTCTCTCTGCGCCCCTTGGAGGTGTCGTACTTTGCGTACTTAGCAGCGAAGGTGTAGTCAGCAAGTAGTTGGTTTTCCATGACTAATCTCGTTTAAAGCGGGTATAAAATAGCGAACCCCCAGCTTACTGCTCGTAAGAGGGGGTTCGCTCAGTATATCAAGTGAGTAGAAAACGTCAAGTTTGGTTGTGGCTACTTTCAGATTTTACGCGAGGCTACTTTCAGATTTTACGCGAGGCTACTGACAGAGCAGTTGCGAGGGCTTAGCGAGGGTCTCGCCTTCTGGAAGGCACATCTGCAGTCTTAGCTCCTCCGCAGTGATGCGATGCTCCGCAGTGATGCGATGCTCCGAGGGGGTGAGTAGATACCAGAGCAGCGTAGCGACAAACATCACTAGCAAGAGGTACGCTTGTAGTATCGGGTGATCTACGACGTACACAACAAAAAAACCAAGGAGCAGCAGGGCGATTATAGCTAACATTATTTGTCCAATCCGAAGATAGAGAGTGTGCCATCGTCGCGCATATAAGATTCCATGTCCTTACTCCAAGCCACGCTTAAGCAGGGCTCCGCGACCGCAGGCACATCAGGAGTGTGATTCCTCATACCCTGTTCCATTAACTCTTTCAAGCGCATAGCTGCGGCGGTTACTTTTACGCGGTTCTCGGGGGTATCCTCGGGGAAAGGGACACTGAGTACCACCTCATCGTGAATAAACAGCGCGGGGACGCTACGGTAGAGCGGTGAAGACCTATTAAAGAAGCACTCCTCATGGATCAGGATAAGTGCGTCTTTTGCGCCATCGCTCGCAACGCCCTGGAATCCGGTGTTACATGCAATGGTGTAGTTCCTCAAGAAGCGGGCTCGGCCGCTCCGTGAAAATGTATATACGCTGTCGTAAACTTGAGAGGAGGACCTGCGCGCCTCAATCTCAATATCGCGGTCATTTAAGTCGGACACGTACTCGGTCATCTGCCCGCGCACTTCAAAGTACTCGCGCATCTCTGTCCAGACCTGCAGCCACGCATCTTTTAGTTGGCGCGCCTCTTCTAGGGTCACTTTCAACCCCTGTCCAGCAGCGTACGTTACGAACTTGGCTGCACCAAGTCCGCCGGCGTATCCGAAGTTCGCCACCTTAGCGAACTGCCGCTTACCCTTTAAGTTCTTGAAGTGCTGATGCGACTTATCTTTAAGTACTTCTTTACCCTGAGCGTACGTTAAGTCCACACCCTCAACGCGCAGCATCTCCAGCGCGGCGAACAAGTGAGGATCGAACTGAGGGTTCTTTTGATACTCCTCTGCGAGACGAGATGTCCTGCCCTCGTCAATGTGCAGCTGCCCCAGAGTGCGAAGCTCCGCATTGGAGTAGTCGGCCTGCAAGAAGATGCAGCCCTTGCGGGGGCGCAGGCAGCTACGTGTCTTACCGCCTCGCGGTAAGTTTTGCATATTAGGGTCGCGGCTACTAGTACGCCCAGTCTCCTTGAGCCCCTGGTAACCAAACCGAATGTGGTTGTCCTCGTTAAGGCTGGCCTGCGCGAGCGCGTCAACAAAGGTGTGCTTCGCTTTCCACGCTGCTTCGCATGCTTGATACGCCTTTAGACCATCAACGTACCGGTTAAGAAGCACCAGCTGCCCTGTCGTTAACGGGAGCTTGGTAGCCAAGTTGAACTCCCGATTGAGCGCCGTCTCAGCAGCTTCATAGATCTGGCGTAGCTCCTGCTCACCGCCCTTGATTGCGCCCTTCTCAGTGCGCTCAAGGTCTATTCCGATAAGCTGCTCAATGTCCGCTAGGATCACCTGTAGGCGCTTAGTGCTCTTCTTGTATCCGCGATACTTCGTTTGATCCGGGGCGAGCAGCTCTAGCTCCAGAGCTGCCGCGACAGAGGAGTCTTGCTCTTCCATCAGCTCCTCCGAAGCCTCTGCGATGCGCTCAGGGTCAATACGTACGCCGAACACCATTGCCTGCATCTGAAGAAGGTACTCTACATATGACTGGCGAGGCAGATCTTGAAGTACCGCCGCGCCACCTAACAGGGAGCTTAATTCTATGGCGCGCTTTAGCTGAGCGCGCAGCACCTGCACTACGTACTCTGCGTCCTTTATAGCGTACTCCCTGTCCTCGGTAGACCACTCCTCCACTGGGATGTTAACCAGCTGCGCATAGCTGGTACGGCGCGCATCCTTCTTGGCTGCAGTGATGTCCTCTGCGAGGTAATAAAGGACCAAACCATCTAGGGAGCCGCTGTTGGCGCTAGCATAATGCTCTCCCATCTTGCGAAAGCGTTGCACGCGAGCGCGGCCTGCGGTCTTTGGATCTGCGGTGTTCATCAGAATCTCTGCTAGCTTCGTGCAGACAATCTTGCGCTGCGCATAAGCGCGAGAGATCAGCTCCATGAGCGCAGGGCACTCCGCAGTAAGCACGACGGTATCAAAGCAAGCGTTCTGTGCGACCAAGACCTCCTCTGAGCTGTGCAGTACTCGCTCAACAAGCGCCTTGAAGTAAGGGATCGCGGCATCGCGTCCCAAGATAACACGCTCCCCGGACTCCTCAAAGAACACGGTGAGGCACACCAAGGGCGGCGCGACATTATGCTGAATAAAAAATGTTTCGGTATCAAAACCTATGAGCTTCATGCTTTCCTCTTCAGGTAGCGGGTAGTACAGATACTCTAGTATGTACTACTTCTGCCCCTGCGTCAAGTTTTTTAAGCGTGTTTTGCTCCTCCGGCGTAGCGCCCTCTGATGTTCTTGTTGAAGTATCGTCCCTTAGAGAGCTGCCTTAGCAGATCATGAAACGTCGCCTCTGTAACTCCAGGGTAGGTGTACATGCTGCCGCCGCGAAAGAGGATGTACAGGGTGCTCCCATGCTTCTGATATATTAAGGAGCTGATGAAGCTGGAGCGCACGGTGTACACCTTCGCGAGGCCTAGATCATCTCGCGCCGTAGTTAGCAGCGCTGACGTTGTATAATAGAAGAAGGTATCGTAGGCCGTTTGGGTGTAGTACCTAGTGTACGAGAATGTTCCTCGCTTTGAAGCGTCCCGAGGGCTGTGCAACTGCGATACCAGTGCCCCCGAGCCATCAAAGAACACATGACCCTGCATGTTGTTCGGGTCTTCTACAGGACGGGTATCAAAGTAGCGCTGCTGAAAGTCTAAGACCGAGGGCGCAACGTTCCATTTGATGTACTCGTTCGTCGCTCTGCGGCGTTGTTCATAAGGAGAGTTGTACCTGCTGCTCGCCATGTGTACCTCCAAGGCGTGAAGGTGGGATACACGCGCATCCACCTGTGAAAGTGCCGTTTTATGTTGTTATTATCAATACTTAACCCCCGAGTGTACCCAGTGGAGGTCCTCAATCAAACTTTTTCTGAACTGCGTAGTTCGTCCTTGGGCGACTCCTGTTTCTATGTCCCTAATTTTTTTTTCAGAAAAAGTTTGATTTAGTACCTCCACTCCTACACGCACTAGCTAAGTATCTGTAATATATAAAGAAAACGTCTCTGACAGGCGTGCAGGCAGTGGAGGTCACCTCCACCTAGTCCAGCTTAAGTGCGCTTAAGTAGCGCTGATAAGCGTCCTTCGCGTTAAACTTAACGAAGTTTGCAGGTGTCTCTAGTTGTCCGTTAACGTAGTCCTCATAAGAGGAGGGCGGCGTCAAGCCGTGCTGCTCCAACAGTTGTCGAACAGCCCCTCGGATCAGCGTCTCATAGGACACCCCTAAGTTCTCTCTCAGGTTCTCCAAGAGGATCATGGCCTCTGGGGTATCGGTATACACGTACGGCGGGCGGTTATAATCCGTGATGATAAACTGTTTGTACTCACAGTCCACCAATCCATTATGGATTAGGTCACGTACGCTGGTGGTCATCTTTAGCTTGTTAAAAGCGTTAAGCTCTTTCATTGGTTTTCTCCTAGACGAAAAAGAAAAAGATAGGTATTCTCCCCCTCAAGGAGGATAAGATACATGGTTACACGGTCTTTTTTACACCAAGTTCAACGTTCAAGGGATATTTCTTCTCGAAAAGGACTACAAGCTAAGCGCAACGGGCAGTCCTCAGAAGAGGTAGTGGACAGCACCGCGAAGCAGCTTCTCTCGCTAGGCCTCGCGGAGATCAATAAGCGTTATGAGCCTTATAAGCGCGTAAGCTCCTCAAATGGCAGCACCGCCTTTAAGGGAGTTTATTTAGGTAAAAGCGGATGCGATTATGAGGTGTTTCTGCGGGATGGGCGCGCGGGGCATCTAGAAGTTAAATCTCGTGAAGGCGCACGGATTGAACTCTCTGCAATAGATCCAGTGCAGGCAGCGCAGTTGACGCGCCGCGTAACATGGGGGCAGCTAGCATGGGTGCTGGTCCGTCTCTCAGGAGAGTGGTTTCTTGTCTCGTGGCCTCGCTTCATCGCGGATGATCAAGGGCAACCATACGCTAGAAAAAGCCACAACGCAGAGCAGTTAAAGCAGATCGGATTCGCGCTTGTCGAGGCAGACGGCGTGCTTAACTTAGCTGACTTTTGGGAGCAGATTTAATGAAGGACGACCGTTTATTTATAGAGATTGATACTCACTGGGGTCCACTTACGCTAGATGGGAATGTGAATCTAGAGCAGCCGATGGCGCATCGCGCGTGCAAACATTCAGACTTTACAGTGGAGGGGGGTCTTGGGCAGTGCTGCTTCTTTAACATGGCTGCGGAGTCTTTAGAGGACACCTTAACCATCGCCAAGAAAATCATGGAGATGCAGGTTAAGAAGCCGGCGCGCTGCGTACTACTCTGCAAGGTAAGCACCACGAGCCCCCTCTGGAAGTTCATAGTGTCTCATGCGAAGGACATCTTCTTCTTGCAGGGCCGCGTTGAAGAAGGAGTGTATCGCACCGCGCTCGCGCTTGTGATCTTCTATGGGGAAGTCAAGGGCAGCCCTATGGTGTTCACTCTAGACGTAGACGCATTGGAAGCGCCACCTGTGGAGTTCAACCGGCGGCGACTCTTGTTTATGCGCGCACAGGAAACTAATCGTTATCCGTCCAGCCCTCGCTGATCTCCTTCCAGATATCTTCTAAGGTCTGCTCCTCTGCGACGGCTTCATCGTAATGCTCCTCATGCTGCGTCCCTGCTCGGTTATCGCTCACAACTTTGTCGCTAAGTGCGAAGCTGTAAGCGAAGCTCGCAGTAAGCAGCGCGCTCTCTGCGATGCTTAAGCTCATCACCGTGTCGTCATGTGCCCCCAGCGGGAAGGTAAGCAGCTCATCTGCGAGGACGCGCACGCGGTTCTTATCCTCTTGCGTCCTATGGGGGAAGATAAACTTGCCGTTCTCCAAGAGCACTGCGATGCGCGCAATCCCCTCGTTCTTAGACTTCTTTGTGGTCAGATGCTCCCTCAAAGGCAGGTCAGTTCGCCCCTTCAGCGCGAGCGCATGCAGCATACCGAAGCTGTTACGTTCTACTCGTACTTCGGCCACCATGAGGGGCTGTCGCTTACAGAAGTTAACGACGCGGCTGTACATCTCGTCCGGAGTAAGCCCTCTGAAGCGCTCCATGTCTACCAAGTATCGGTTACCTGCGCTATCCGCAGCGAGGCACGTAAGTACGGTGTAGTCGCTATCGTTACGCCGTGCGACGTCAGGGTTCGTATTGAGCGCAAAGTCGATTCCGACTACAAACGATTCGCAGTCCGCAGGTACATCACCGAAGGAATAGTCTTTACCGCGTGCTTGCGCGGCGGTCACCCACTCTGTCTTGAAGACAGCATCATCGTCGGAGATCGGTTTGTTCTGCATCTCCCTTGCGAACATCTTGGACCCTACGGTGGCTAGCTCCATCAGCAGGAATCGCAGAGGACGTTCTTCCGGCCATAGAACCTCCGCTTCATCCTCACCCTCGATAATGATGTCCTTGAGCACATCTCTTCCGTCTTGGCGCTCCACAATAAACTCGTAGCTGCTAGGGTACTTAATAATCGCGCTGTCCACGATTGCGTAGGTCGTTGGATCTGCGAGCATATCAGCGTATAAATCGTTACTGCCCTTGCGCGTACCAATGGTCAGTAGCAGCCCGCCTCGGTTTAGGATGGGTAGCAGCGTACCGTTCAACCACTCCTTGGAGCGCCGGCGCAGCGCATCAGAGTTAGCTGTGGTGCTGTCCTCAACGTCATCCAATATGATGATGTCTACGTGCGCGCCGGTGACCGCCCCTCCAATACCGATAGCCTCTACAGACGGGTCTATGATCTTGCCGTCGCGCTTCAGGTATATCCGGTTGGTCAACCAGCTGGTAGTCTCGTCCTGAAAAGGCGGCAGGTCGTCGCTACCCCAATCCGCGATGATTTTAGGATCCTCTAAGTACGCACGTATCGCCTTCAGGCGCTTCTCGGCTTGGCCTGCTGTCGCAGAGACTATCAGGATGGTGCAGTTTCTATCGGTGCATAATCGCCACACCGCATGAATCAGCGAGAGGTAGCTCTTGCCGTGTCCTCGAGGAGCTAGCACTAGTAGCTTCTCTTTGCTCTTCCTAGCCTTTGCGGTGTTCGCTAGCTCCGTCGCTTTTGTGAGCCACCTATCTTGATGCTTAAGGTACTTCAGCCCCATGTAGTACGCCGCGAAGAAGCTAGGTGACTTCAAGGAGAGTAAGCGCCGCCCCTCTTTATGCGTAACTAGCTGTGCAACCGCGTTATCAGTCTTCATTCTCGGTCTCCCCGATCTTACTGGCGATTAAGTTCCCGAGGGATGCTAATGTAGTTACATCCACACCCAGCAGCTTAGCGGCTTCCTGCTCAAAATCTGAGGAGGTCTTAAATTTGGCTGCGACCGTATGCTCAAGCTGCACATTCACAGAGTTAAGCCCGCACATTTTTACCTGCGCGCTACTGGCATCCAGTACGAGCTTAAGGAGCGCGCCCTGCTCCTTAACATCTGCACCGTTTTGCTTCCCCGCCTCAAAATAAGCCCACGCGTTATGCTTAACGCGGTCCACTTCGCGGTAGAGCTGCTCTCGCCTTAAGTTTATCGTCTCAGGGGTTAAGCCTGAGGTCCAACTGTTGAGTACCTGCTTCCTTATGAAGATCACGGCCTGCTTACTAAGGCTAAACAAGCGCCCTAAATCGGCGTGCTCCATAATGCCGCGAGCCATAGCTTCCTCAACTGCGGAGCGCCAGCATCGGCGCTCATAATCATTACACTTAAAATAGTCGTTATTTGCAGGTACTTGCATCCCCATAATGCGGGCATCGTGGGTCAGCATTCTTGTAGGGATAAAAGGGTTTTCTTCCGGTAGCGCAGGAAAATCCTCTGCTAACGGGAGATCTTCCGCAATAACCGCTTCGATCTCATATTCGTCTTCGTCATCATACATAGTAAACGCTCCTTTCTTTCCGCGAGAGCTAAATAAGCGATCGTTTATAATGTTGTACATGAGCTAATGTACAACATTATACGCGGCGGGGCTACTAGGTTTAGAGCGTTATGACAGTAGCGTAGTTTAGTCGCTGTTGCTTGCCCGTACAATCCCCCACCGCCTTACTCATAAAGCGCGCTCTATTCAGCGCAGCCCCAAACAGCGCGTGATTAAAGCAGTACACCGTAACCTCATCCGCTAGCTGTCCTTGACGATGTGTTCGAGCAATAAGCTGTTCCCACGCGGCGGGATCGCTCAGAGGAGCGGCTACAATATTGTTGGCCCACGCTTGGAGATTCTTCCCTGTCCCGTGGCTCTTTATGGACAGGATTAGCGACTGCCCCTCATAAGCAGGAACTTCCATACCCCCTTCAATATAGGGGATATTTAGCCGCTCCGATAGCTGCGATCCAAGCTCCTTAAAGTTGACCCATATCAGCGTCGGCTTTGCGATCTTCTTTAAGAGGGATTGCACAGCATCAATCAAGTATGTACTTACCCACACACTGCGCTTAGGCGGAGGCTGTTTACGATACTCTCCGGATGTGAACCACGCGTGATACGCGGGCTCTGCGTATTGCTTCACATCTGATGGCAAGGAATCGAAACCGCGCTCCACCAGCCCTAAGGTGTCAAATCCCGGAAGGTTATACTCCAATATTTTTCTAGCCGTTCGGGACCAAGTGCGCCGTGTATCTAACCACCGCTCATCAGGGATATTATTGGGCCACTGCCAAAAGTATAAGAACCCTGAGAAAACTTGAGACAGCGCCCTCATCAAGAACTCGTCTCGCGAAGCCCAAAGATGCTCGCTCGCCATGATCTCCTCAATCTCAGGAAGATCAGCCAACGCATCTACTACGCCCTGCTCTATGCAGTGGTTAATCTTGGCGCGCAGCTCCTGCGGAACTTCGCACCGGACTCGCACGAGCGTTAGCCCAGACTCCACAATGTCTTTGTCTGTGAGCACTACTCCCGCACAGGTGCTCAGCCGTGCAAACAGCGCCTCACGTGCCGACCCATTAGGGGCAAAGCGCTGCACCGGAGCATATCGGAACTCCGCGTAGCTATTAGAATCCCCGTAGATCAGCTCATCCCACTCTGCGACGGTGCGCAGATCCAACGGGAAAGGGGACGCTGCTCCTAAAGCCCACGCGGAGAGGTGCGCTATGTTATGCACGCTCTTGTTTAGTAGTGTCCCGCTGAGGAACACCGCGACACACTCGGGATGTGCTTCTAGGTAAGCTCCGATACGCAAGGTGCGAGCGCTGCTTATGTCCTTTAAGTTGTGCGCCTCGTCGCAAACCACAAGGTCCGGGGCATATAATTTTAGCTCCTCAAGCCCCGAGGCCCGACTTAACCGCTCATAACTAAGCACCTTAATGTTTTTCACAATAAAATACTTAGCCCACTCCGCAAACTCTATGTGCGTCTTCTCTAGCAGCGCCGCCGGAACGAGTAGTAGGGGGCGCTGACTATTCAAAAAGGTAGGAAGCACCGCCGACAGCAGGGTCTTACCTGCGCCGCACCCTAGTAACCCTAGTAGACCACCTGCCCGCTTTGTATGCAGCAGCGCCAGCGCTTGCAGTGGCTTGAGCTTAAAAGAATGGGTCGTGCAGCTCAGCTGCCGAGTCAATTCCTCGAGGTCTCGCTCTTCTACTTTAATCTCTGTTCTTGGAATCGCCGCGATGCGCACAGCATCGGTAACGCTTATAATCTCGGACATTTAATCTTTTTCCTTTTAGCGGACCGCGACAACAATAGTATCAAATGCGGAGTGCAGCGCTTTTTGACAGCGAACATACAAGGGAGAGGCGCTATTTACATAGGCACTCTCCGTCGCCTTAAAGGACTTCAGCGCGAGGTTGAGGAGGCCATAGCCCTGCCCAAAAGCGATGGTCTCCAGGGAAGGTGCGGTTTCCGCAGCGCATATACGGTCGCAGAGGGGCTCAAGTACTTCCTCAATGTGCGCCACGCGGCCATTTAGCGGACGACAGTCTACGTACAGCGCAGTCATAGGTCTCGCAGGTTCGGCAGTTAATGAAGGTGCGGGGTTAGCGCCAAGTACGCTCTCAGTAACAACAACTGGGAGGGGCGCATTCTGTGCCGCAGGTGCATTCTGTGCCGCGTTGCGCGGACGGCGCAGCTTCTCAAGGACGCTCATTTGAGTCTCAGACATATCGGTCACCAAGGGGGAAGAAAGGGTGTTAAAACAGTCGGTGTAGAAGGGGCAGCGCTTACCATATACGTAGCACTGCTTCTCGTTTCGCTCTTGCGAGCTTAAAGGCTCAGCACAAACACGTAGCATCTCGTTTACGATATCTAGGATGTGGTTAAACACGGCATCTACGTGCTCTCGGGAGACTGTGACGGAGCTTTTTTGAGCCTTCGCAAGCGGCTCTTTTGTTAGGTACGCTATATGCGAGAGCGTGATCTCCGAAAGCAGATCATAATGATGCAGTAAATGCTTGGCATATATGATCATCTGCGTATCCGAAGATAGCTCTATAGGTGTTTTCGCATACTTAAAATGAGATGTGGTTTTATGGTCCAGAATCTCGACCCCGTCCGCAGTTTCAATGACGCAGTCAATAAAACCCTTAAAGGGGATCGGGAGCCCCGGCAGAGGATAGTCATCTAGAGACTGCTCTACCTTCAAGGTACACGCACGAGGATCAGGCAATAAATGAAACCCTGTCTCCGCGATGTCCCGAGCAAAGCTGCTCGGCGGGAGCACTTCTTTTTTGAGCTGCGCCTCCAGGATGCTATGCACCTCACTGCCGAGATCCATCGCAGGAGAACTACCCTCTTGATGCCCTAGAATGTACTTAAAGTACCAGCGTTTTTGACAGGTTTGGAAGAGCTTTATAGATGACGCGCTAACGTGTGTAAATGCCAATTGTATTACTCCTATTTATGTTCCTTAGAAAATATACCTTGATTTTGTGCATTGTGCAAGCAAGAATGTCACAGAACCTTGTGTTTTTCAAGTAACGAAAGCGACCATACAAGATGCTAGAGCTTTTTACTCCCAGCTTCTCTCATTATACGAATACACATATTCCTAAAGACGTCGCAAAAGAGGATATTGCAGACGCCGTGTTAGAGATTACAAATAAGACGGGCGCGGCGGCGTGGTCACATGACTACTGCGCGCTATTGCTGCTAGTACGCTGTGAGATCCCTTTTGCGCTACAGGCTGCGGGTCTTGATGAGGAGAGCGCTATTCATGCGGCGCAATGTTTCTTAGACTGCATTCTTATAGTGCTTTCCGGCGATCCAGAGTTCCATACTCGCTCGCTTTCCTCATTTTTTGGGCTTCCTGAGGGGAATTTTATTCTGACTGAGCTGTCGGCTTTCACTTTACGCGCCTGCGGGCAAGTCCTCACGCTCGTAAAGGACGCCATCGCACAACTTCACGCCGAACAAGTGGGCCCTTGCGCACTGATAGACATGGCTCAGGAAGAAGTGGTCAACAACGCAGAGCGCATCATCCAAGGACCACAGCTTCTTCGCAGGGGCGAAGTTAACGCGCTCTGGAGCGAGAGAAAAAAAGAGGGATAACTTTGTCTTGACATCCTGCGGGGGACTGTTATACATACATCACACTAAGTCGAGTGGGTGTATGACTCGGCACTAGGAGTTCCTGTGAAGATCCCGTTCAATAAGACTCAAGCTGTTCCCCCCTCTCCCTGTCCGGAGCTGTTCGCTAACTTCAAGCACAGCATCGGAGAGACTATCTATATTCACAGCGGGTTCTTCGCTGTCACCGCTAATAAACTCACGGAGGAGAACTGCCGCAAGCTCGCATCCGCGTTCTTTGATATTGACTACAAGGAAATCGTGGCGGTTACACCCTCGTTGCTGGAGCGCGCGCAGACCCGCGTGGCCTCGTTGCCCGAGGAGCTTCGCAGCGCTATTAAGAACCCTGCGGAGTTCTATGTGCAGTCCCTTCTGTCCGAGGACGAGACGATTGCAGAGGTTCGCCCAGTGGTGGAGCGCGCTGTTGAGCTGCTCCAGCCCTTCGTTGGTCGCCCCACAAAGATTGTGTTCTCTGGGAATGGCGCGCACCTGCATTATTGGCTCGCGGATGATGAGGGCTGGTCGGAAGATGCACGTGCAGAAGTTTCCGCGCTGAGCAACACTGCGCGTTTTAACTATCTACAGTACAAGGCAGCCATCCCGTTGATCGCAGCTGCTGTGAACGAGCAAGCAGGTCTGCCCTTGTTTGATATGACGGTCGCCAAGAGTATTGGGGCTCGTAAGTGCCGCGATGTGGGCTCGCTCAACTTGAAGAGTAAGGAGAATGTAAAGCAGACGCGCGAAGTGTTCGCTGATCTGTGCGCTCCTCAAAACCGCCTGTGGTTAGAGCAGATAGCCCTGCCGGCGGCTGCCGCCTCTGCGACGGCATCTGCGAAGCTCGGCGCTCCGATTACGGAGGCTGTGCACGAGGCCCGCGCATCCAAGCTCCCAGCGACGGACATCGCAGGGGACTATGAGGTCTTGGTTCAGGTTGGGGATTCCGCGCAGGTACTTACGGCGCACGAGTTGTTCTGTAAAATGACTGACGAGGGCATCTCCAAGATACGCGTGCGCATGCTGAAAGATGTTCCTCGTAGTAACCCAGATGCACAGCTATCTGCAGGCGACTGTAACGGTTTTGCGCAGATGGTTGTGATCAATAATAAGCCGGCGCTCAAGTTCTATACTTCTGTCGCCGCGAGTAAGAGCTATACCAAGAATGGTCTGTGGGTGCTAAATCCTCAAGCAGTCGGAGAAGCGCACACTTCCTGGATGTACTATGGCGTACCTTTGGCGCTTCAGCGCGATCCTAAAGGGAAGCCCATCTGTAACTTCCTGAATTTTAACGCCATCTTGGAGGGTGACGGTCGCTTTAAGGGTATGTTCCGCCTGAACACCCGCAAGCGTCAAGTAGTTGTTCATCGCTCCTTGGTCAGCGCGCTCTTCCCCTTCAAGCGCCTCTCCCCGAACGAGTGGGTGGCGTACACCGATCCTATTCTGAACGCGTTGCTGCACGATATTATGCAACGATATATGCCGACGGCTAATCCTGCGATTACAGAGTTTGATCGCGCTATTCATACTGTGGCGCAGCAGCACGAGTTTGACCCTGTTGCAGACTTCGTGTCTTCCCTGGTGTGGGACGGTGTAGACCGTCTCGGAGACGAAGGCGGGCAGTCATGGCTCAACTCTGTTCTGCACTTGGAGCAGGGCGCACAGAACTACGAGCTGTATACCCAGTATGGCAAAGTAATCGCGCTCTCTACGGTGCATAACATCTTCAGCCTGTACGAGAGCGGCGGCGGTCAGCACACCGCGCTGTTCGCAGGCCCCCAAGGATGCGGCAAGTCTTCGCTCGTCCCGATCTTCGGGTTGGTGGAGCATTTGACGCCGGGGCACATTAACAAGGACTACTGCAAGCTCGATGGTATCTCCATGAGCGCCAAGGATGTTAAAGACTCCGCGATTACCCTGGAGGGTGTGTTCATCGCTGAGTGCCCCGAGGCGATCAGCACCAGCAATAACACCACCATGAAGGAGGTTAAGGCTTTCATTACGACTGACAGCTTTAACATCCGCCGGCCTTATGAGCGCCAGCCTTCTCGGGTGTGGAAGAACTGCTTTATTTTCACGAACAGTAATGACGAGAAGTTTCTGACGGACAACACCGGCAACAGAAGATTCCTCGTTATTGATTGTTTTAATGACCTGCACTTCTCGGTGGGCGGAGTCCCAGCGTTAGACCTTGCGTGGCTTCGGCAGAACATAGAGCAAATCTACGCGCAGGCTTACCAGCGTGTCGTAGAAGGTAATGCTCCGGCACACGCAGACCGCGTTTGGTTTAATGGTGTGCAGGTGGAGAACTGGAATCTGCCGCGCGCATGGATGGCAGCGCAGGCGCTCCATAATGAGCAGTTTATGGCGGAGACGAATCTGCACCTCGCGACGCAGCGCGCTGTAGAGACGCTGCTCCTCCAAGGTCAAGATAAGATAGAGCTGAAGACGATCTTGGCGGTGGTGCGCACCTATGCCCCTGATATCAAGGAGGCGCAGCTGCGCAACCACATCAGCGAGTCCTTGAAGCGCCTGGGCTGGGAGAACCGCCGTTTTAACTACGGCAACCGCTGGGTGCGCGTCCGTGGCGCAGAAGAAGAGTCAAGCGCTCCGGCTCCCGAGGCTGAGGCCACCTTTGAGTTTGATCGCCCTGTGCGCGGCAGCTCCCTCCTCTGATAAGGATCAAATATAAAAATGACCCCGAGTAGAAGTGTGTTTGTACAGGACCTTACTAACGTGATGTCCACTATCATGCGCGAAGACAACTTGTCGTTAGAGGCTTTTCAGCTCGCGGCGCAGGACCCCTCGTCTGCAGTCTACAGGGAGCTGTTGGCGGTGCTGTTTAAGTACCGGCAGAAGTACCCTACGGTGGTTACGGATACGTTGATTGAGGAGTCGCTGTTCGTGCTGACGGAGAGCGCGCCGCTCGTCAAGTCGTTGACGGCAGCTCCCCAAAAGACTGCGCCCCTCCCAGCGCCCCAGAAGGCAGCTCCCCTCCCAGCTCCCCCGAAGGCTGCTTCTATCCTCGCTCCCCAGAAGGCTGCACCGCTTAGTAGCTTTGAGCTTCCGAACAGTGTTGAGCAGTACCTGAACAGCAAACGATATAAGGAGGAGGACTTAGACATCTCCAATCCGGTGCGTTACCTGAAAGAGAAGCTGAGGGTATCGCCTGACCAAGCATCCAACCTGCAGCTCCTAGAGGCCTGTCAGGCGGCGCGCATTGCCGAGATCAACGATAGGCAGGACGCAAAGTCGTTATACCGCGCTCGCCGTTTTAACGCAGAGGAGATCCTTAGCGTGTTCCGCCTAGGGAGGGAGCGCGCCGCTGTACCCTCAACGAAGGTGGCTGCTAGGGCTTATGTAGAGGCTCTTTCGGAGCAGCTCAAAGCGCAGCTAGGGCAGTATTGGAACTCCACAGAGTTCTTAAAGAACACTCGGTTGAGCACGGCAGCGCACTACGGGGAGGCGCACATGCGTAAAATAACGGGCTTTTTTGACGCGTTTTTTGCGGAGAATGAAGTAAACTGAAGTTTTTTTTGACAAGCCGCACAAAAAGAGCTATATCTTGTGTTATAGGGTATGAGGAGCGAGCAACAGGGCTCTCTCCCCCTTAGACACAAGGAAAAAGCCATGAGCTTTATTCAGCAGATCGCGCAAGTTGAAGCCCGCCGCCAGTCAGAGTACTTTACCGAGGGTCAGTATCTCGTCCGCATCGACGACTTCAAGGAGGGCTCTAACCGCAAGGGCCGTGAGTTCGTCGTGCTCGAGACTACCGTCATTGACTCCGATAATCCCGCCCAGCACCCCGCCGGTTGCCAGCGCACTTGGTTGTCCATGAAGGATATCGACAGCACTCCCCGTAACATCCGTGCGATGCTCTGTCAGGTGCTGCGCGTCTCCGATGCGGGGCTCACGTGGGAGATGATTGAGAACGCTCTGACTCCTGACGAGCACACGGGGCGCTCTGCGCTCGCGGGGCTTCGTGCGCTGGTGCAGGCTCGTAATATCCCCACCAAGAAGGGCGGGACGTTCACCATCCTCAACTTCGCTGCCGCTGCCGATGACGCCAAGAGCCTCAAGGACGTGCATACCGAGTACTGAGCGTTCGGTAGTAGCGCTGGGCATCTAGCCCTCCGAAGACTGTAAAAACGCGCGCTAGCGCCCTCTCCCCGGAGGGAGCCTAGCGCGTAATCTTTTCGGTGAGACTGACAAAGGCCATCAACAAGGAGACAGCTAATGACTAAGCTCATGTGGTTCATCCACAACACCATCAGCCATCCCATCTCGGGCTTCCTATTCTTGGTCGGCTTGGACAAAGCAGGCGCTTGGGTCCACGACATCACCCTGCCTCAAGGCTTCCTCGATGTGCCTCAGGGCTTTGTGGTAGAGAGAGTGGTTGACCTCGATGAGAAAGAAATATCAAATCCTTAGAAGGAACAAAAAAATGTGCGAAGTATCTACAGAGCTGCGCGCGCGTATGAACGATAATACGCTTCTGATGGACGGCTGTGGCTGCGCGGTCTATGATGTAACCCCTGAGGGTAACGCCGTGTACGACTATATAAAGCTGGTGGAGCACTTTGTAGTGCACTCTTTTGGGCAGTCCCTAGATGACGAGGACGCTTTTTACGAGGGGGAGGACTATATCTCGTTTAATGTGATCCGCACCCTGGACTACATCGCGCACTCTAACACAGAGGGCGCTATCCTCCCGATTATCCAGTTTAGAGACTCCTGCGAAGCTGGGCGGGTGTGGCCAGAACCTAGCGAAGAGGACGATGATGATGCCGATGCCGACTCTGGCGTCAAGTAGTCCCACTTCGCTTCTTATAGGGTGCTCCGCTTCTTATAGCGCAAGGGCATAAAAGCTATAAACTCCTAAGCGAAAATGGTATACTCTACAAAGGTATATCCCTCTTTTACTAGGAGTTTATATGAACACACTCCCTTTTAAGATCCCTGCGGAAGCGGTGGGCGGCGCTTTTGCGGATGTGGTGCTGGATAAGTCTAATCTTGGATTCAACCCTGCGGACACGTTCAGCAGCGTGCAGGTGAGCTGCTCTGGTTTGGATGGTGGAGACTTTGCGCTGGACTTCCTTCCGCATCGCGCTCCCTCCTTTGTAAGCTATATCTCAGGTGCGCTTGAGACAGATGCTATCCTGTTAGAGCGCTCTTTTGCATTTGAGGCCGTTAAGATCTCGTTCTCCAACTTGGGGGGCAGTGCAGCGCCTGTCGTTCACGCCACCTTCATCAAGCGCAGCTTCTAAGGAGGTTATAACAAATGGCGATCCTTAATGGTGATTTAGCGACCACTCGTAAAGCAGGATTGATTCGAGTATCTACTGATGCAGAGGCTCAAAGCGGCTCTGCAGTAATCGCAGCTATTACCCCCGCGCAACTTCAAGCGGCCGTCAACGCAGGGGTGGGGCAGATCGTAGGTGTTCTGACCTACCGAGGACTGTTTGACCCTACTACTATTGGCGGATCGCCGGACCTCTCAAACGCGCTGAAAGGTGACTTCTATAAGGTTAGCGCTGCAGGGACGTTTTTGGGGCTTAACCTCAACGTAAATGATAACATCATTATTAACGCTGATATGGGCGGCGTCATTAATGTCGCTAAGATTGATGTTATCGACAATACTGAGTCCATCATTTTTCTGGACGACCTGCACGATGTCGCTGTGGGGGGCGCGGCTGCAGGGCAGTTTCTTAGGTTTGATGGCACAGAGTGGTCCGCTGCGACTATCACGCAGGGCGAAGTAGCAGGGCTCGTGTCCGACCTGGGGGATTTACAGGACGAGCTTGACGCGGTGGAGTCCAGTGTCGGCCTTGCTGCGGATGGAACTAAAGCGGCATATAGCAGCGTTAACTATATTAACAACACGATGAGTGTTAAGGGCGCGGTAGAAGCGCTCGACGCTGCTGTAAAAACCCTTGAGAACACAGTGGAGGACACCCTGCTCTCGCAGATTGAGGGGTTGCAGGAGGAGCTAGACCGCACACAACAGGGGGCAGGGCTTCTCTCAAACGGCGCACTCCAAGGGTTCACAGGGGCTAACTACATCGCAGGCGCAACTAGCTTGCGCTCAGCCATCAGCACCCTAGACACCCAACTCTTTAATAATGTTGATAGCCTGTTAGAGACAGACAACTTATTTCAGGAAGAAATCAATGAGGTCGAAGCTGCGGTGGGCCTTGCTGCGGACGGCAAACTTGTAGCCTTCGCTAATGTAGGTGTGGCTGCAGGTAAGACGACTTATCGCGCTGCGGTAGATGCCCTGTCTTCAGAGCTTTCGGATGTGCGTGATCTTGTTGTTGGTGGGGTGGACGACATCAATGATAAGCTAGGTGTGGTCGCAGGTAGCACTCTAACCTTCTCGGGAACATTCGCGCTGTCGGGTCAGTCCACTTTTCTGGGTGCGGTGAACGCGCTCGATACCGCGTTGCGAGCGGAGAGCGATGCTTCGGACCTCGTAGCGGAGGATGTGGCGACGCTGTTTGATACCACGGAGGCCACGGATACGGTCGTCGCACAAGTTAACGACAGCATCGGATTAACTTCGGGCGGGACATTAACTCCGTTTACGTTAACGGGGGTGGTCGCAGGTAAGGCGACCTACCTCGCGGCGGTAGACGCCTTGTCTTCAGAGCTTGTTGATGTCCGCGACCTTGTTGTCGGTGGTGTGGATGAACTCAACGACAAGCTCGGGACTACCGCAGGTAGCACGCTGACCTTTGCAGGCACGTTCGCTCTGTCTGGTCAGTCCACCTTCCTCGGCGCAGTAGACGCGCTTGATTCCGCGTTGAGGGATGAGAGCGAGGCCCGTTATTCAGGTGACGAGACTTTGACGGGATTGATCACAGGGCTTGCCGATAAGTTTGGTGAGAAGCCTGACCACGTCGTTTATGTGAGCGGGGAGTATGGTGATGACAGCTACGGCGGCTCTCTGTATGAGCCGAAAGCCACGATTGCTGCAGCGCTGCTCTCTCTCCCTAATAATGGTAGCCTCGCTCAAGTATTCGTGTTCCCAGGGGTTTATTCCGAGGATATCACGCTGGCTCGCACCAACACGGTCCTTTCGGGTATTTCCCCCACGGGCAGAGGCGGGCACACCTCAATCATTAATGGCAGTATCAATATCGCCCCGAGCTTCAGCGCGGGCGGATTGTTCAATAACCAGATTTCTATTGAGAACTTCCTGATCAATAAGACTGGTGCTAACCCTTGTATCAACTTGGGCGGCACGTTTGTTTACGTTTGTAATGTTCGGAACTGCCAGCTCTTTACCGATAACGCTAATGCCGGCTCTCTCGTTAAGAACACGACGGCGCTGCAGGCTCGCCTGCAGTTCACCAACTGCTCCATTACAAGCACCGCAACGGGTGACAACCATTGTGTGGAGCTTACTGCAGGCTCGCTATTTATGGACACCTGTGAGGTGTATAGGACTAACGGGTCGAGCAGCAGCCGCGCTATCAAATTAAGCGGGACTGCAACTTGTCCTCGCATTACTAACCTGCTCTGCACTGTGTCGAACTGCACTTACGCGGTGCAGTCCAGCGTCGCTATCACGATAGGGAACAGCGTCGTCGGGAACAGCACCGCCAATGGCTCGGGCATCTATATGGGTGCGGGTGTATGCACTGCGCTCTACACCACTTTTGATGTTGCGGTGGGGACGGGACACGTTGTTGACGGTGCTATCGGCTCTGCTTACGTCTACGCCTATAACACCTACATTAACGATGTGACCGTCGGCGCTAACATCTTTAAGGTGGCCCTCGCCGGCTCGCTTCCTGCGGGGCTGTCTCAGGTGGCTTACAGTGGTCTTGCAGAGGACGTTGTCGTCGCTCATACCACGCAGAACTTCACAGTAGCCGCGCAGGACTCCGAGAGCTTCTTTGTGGGTGTGGACGAGAAGTTTGGCGATATTGACACCGCGATTGCCGCCGCCGGTAAAGTAGAGTCCGTTAATGGGGTTTCCCCGCTTGCAGGGTCTAAGGACGTACTGATTTCCGCTGCTGACATCGCGGCAACGATTACTCCGAGCAACTACACCGCGCTGTCGAGCGATCCTATCAGTACGCACCTCTCCGCGATTGATGGGGAGCTGGGATCGCGTGTGCAATCCGTAAACGGTGTGTCGGGCCTGGATATCACCATTAATGCCAGCACTATTATCGCGCCATATGACGCGGAGAACTACACTGCGAGCAGCATTGAGAGTATCACTGCACACCTCACCGCTATTGACGCGGAGTTCGGTGGGCTGTCCGACGTCGCATTCTCCGGCAACTATAGCGATCTCCTGAACGTACCTACGAACAACATCAACCAAGTTATCATTGATAGCACGGCTAACAATGTAGCGTTGAGCGCGGGTAGACACTATCTGTTCTCCGTAGCCACAGGTGCGACGAAATATGTTGATGTCCCTTCGCTTGTGACTCAGGTCAGCGACGGAGACTACATCCGCGTAACAAACTACGGTAATGGTACGGTTGTATTCCGCGAGGTGAGCGACGTCGCTTATATCTTGGATGGCAACATGGTGGAGGGCGGTGTTCAAGCAGGCAGCTTCAGTTTATCTGCGAACACCACAGTGGACCTTTACGGGTTTAAGCGCCCTCCTACGAACCCTGTTGTGTGGCTCGCATATTTTAATAGCAACATCAAGACTGACGCGACGACTGCGGCGGACGGTGGCTTGGCGTATTTTGACCAAGCTACGCAGTCTATCAAGTTTCTTACTACCACGCTTTCTGACGCTGCGACCTCGGGCGAGGCGGCGGATATCAGCGTAGCAAATGCCGCAGTTAACTTCACTGCAGCTACCTTGAACGCTCAGGTCTTTTTTAACGGGATTGACACGAAGCTGGGCCTTTTGTCAACTGCCGCAGGGATCGCTGCTACTCTCAGTGTATCTAACTACACCCCCACCTCGAACACCGTGCGCGGTTATCTTGATGGGCTTGACGATAAGTTTGGAAACGTGGCTGTGGGCGCGGGGGCTCAATACGCGCTGCAAAGGTCCAACGGCAGCGGTGGATTGACTGCCGCAGCATGGAGTAGCGGCGCAGATAACCATCTGCTGCCCTCCACAGACAACCAATATGATTTGGGTAGTGCAGCCGCGCAGCTACGCGCAGCGTATATCACTGCCGTTAAGATTGGTAGCGCGAACCTAGACTTATCGGTTGATGGTAGCAGCAACCTGGTGTTCAACGGCAATATAGTGAAGGCTACGGGCGCTCCTCTCTTTGATTCTGTTCAGGAGATACCCTCTACTAGCACCACGCTTGCTAAAAACACCTTTTACAGCGTAACAGGCTCGCTCGGGGGCGCTACCTTCACGCTGCCTTCTGACCCTGTAGAGGGCAACGCAATCTATCTGCAGTTTCAGGCAAACCCCTCAATCACTGTGGCTTCATCCTCTGCAAACATCTTGGGGGGTGTGTCGTCCGTAGCATTCTCTGGGCAGGGAAATCAGATACTGTTCGTTTATGACACGACGACGAGCAAGTGGTTGTATTGGCAGGCCCGACGTGCGGAAGTGTTCGGGGTTACCCAAAACTTCGTAACGCTAACGGGCAGTCAGACTGCGAAGGCGGGTCATGAGTATCTGGTTCATAACTCGTCGCTGCTAACAATCACCCTTCCGCTGCTTTCCTCGCTCCAGGCTGGCGACCGCGTGGCTGTGCAGCGCGGCTATTTGAGCACCGCAGGTATAGTGGTTAACGCCAATGCAACAGACAGCAACTTCCAGGTGTTCCGTAGAAGCAAGCGTGGTTATGTGTCTTCTGTCTCTATAGCGTCGCGGGGTGAGCGCACCGAGTTTGTTGTGTCCTCGGACAAGACTAAGTGGGAAGTTAAGGAAGAACACTTCGGCTACACGGTTGTTAACAGCGACGTTACACCTACGGTGCTTGCTGAGTCAGACGCGGTTGTCCGCGTTAACAACATCGGAAACTCCGTTGTTAGACTACCTCCGACAAGCACCACTAGGGACGGGTCAGTCGTATACATTATCGCTGAGGGAGACCGCCAGGTAACAGTGTCCGTGGCCGCTGCAAACTCGGGTGCTGCCCGAGTGCTTGTGGGTGGCACGAGTTATGGTGATAGCATCACCTTTACTATGCTTAGCGGCCGCGTGATCACTGCGTTTTATGACCAGAACTCTGAAGCATGGCTGGTAGAACCACCACTAGGCACATCCGCAGCTTATGACGTGGGGACTGCCGCAGGCAATATTGTAAGGCTTGACGGCTCTGCACGACTTCCTGCAGTGGACGGTAGCTTGCTCACGGGGATCGCCACGGGCAGCGGTCGGCTCACTTTTAGTAAGGAGACGACCAGCTTTACCGCAGTGAAGATGAAGCACCACAGCGTGGACACCACAGGTGGCGCGGTGGTCGCCACACTTCCTGCGCTCTCCAGCGTGGACGAGGGGGATATTATAAGGGTGCGATTGACGATTAAGGGAGGCACTAACGCCGTGTCTATCGTGGGCACTATCAACGGTGCTGCTTCGCCCATTATACTCTCCGTTGTAGGGGAGTCCGCTGAGTTCCTTGCTAACAAGACCGACAACGTTTGGGAGGTCCTATAATGAGAAACGTTAGACTTGAAAAGTCCGTGTATGTGAACGGTGCAATCGCTGTGATCGTATCCTCAAATGGCTGGCGGGTCATGCAAGACACTAAGATTTTTAAGATGGACGCCACAATGGCAGTCCTTCCCGAAGGCGCGGGCTCGACTATTGTGCGCGCCATCAAGAACAACGATACCGAGGACGTCCTTTATGCGGTGGAGTTCAGCGCGGGAGGCGCAACAACTCTCACAGATACAGAGGAGCACACTCTTTCTGTGGGGGACGTTGTCTCGCTGCATATCCCCGAGGTCGCAGCAACCAGCGGGGGGCAAGACCTCCTAGTGCAGTTCTTGTTCCACCCTGTTTCGCGTTAAATCCCATCCAGGGGTGTACTGCAGGCCTTATTAGCAGCTAAAACAAAGCAGTGACGAGCGGCTTCACTTAAACATTTTTTTAACTGCGCTCCTAGAAGTGATAGCATGTGGTACTGAACACATAACATCTTTTGGAGCGCTATTATGAATGGCTACCTCTTGGAGCTTGATGCTGCGGGAAACCTCGTAGTGTCCCTCGACGGAACTGTGGTTCTCAAAACTAAAGGGAATCCCCTGAAGGGGAACATCCCCTTTGTGAGTCTTGAGGAGGCTACAGCTTATTTCGCTTTGTTGCCTATGGCGCAAGAGATTGAGGAAGTCCTGCCCCCCGACCCCGTTGACCCTCAATAAAAGGAGCGTATGAGATGCCAATCATCAAAACCGACAAATATAGAGTCATCGCGGGCGAGCCTATTGCTTCGCAAGTCCGTAATAATGCCGCTCCGTTGTTTGCCGCGCTTAGCCCTTCGGAGGACGCTTTTTACTTCATGGGTAAAGCGTATGATCCGCAGACCTTCAGTTATATGGAGACTGTTCAATCACCTGCGCTAGCTGACACCAGCGTTAACGACTTTCTACCCGAGAATAACAGCATAGTCACTGCAAAACCGTATGCGACTAGCGCACTAGCTAACCCCGCAGTAAACGTCGGATACGCGGTTACGCAGGGGTGGACCACTTGTAAGTCTACATACGCCAACTGCCTAGATAACGACGCTCGGCACAATCAAGGGTTACTGCTGCCCTTTGAGGACGGCGCGGGGGTTAAACACTTCTTTTATTGCACCCAGTTCACGGGTGCGCAGGGCGCGACTGTAGAGGCTGCCCCCGCTGCACCTGCTAGCAGCACAACTTTCTCTAAAATCACACTGGTGCAAGGTGATTCTCTGCAGAGCAGTGTTGTGGCGCGTAGGCAGAATGCAACAGCTAACTACGGAAATATCTCCAGCACCACCTTCATTGGCTATGAGTTTAGACCTGTATTTGTGGATACCGCTACGAAGTCCTTATTTGGTGTGGGGTATGTCGCCTATTCGGTTGCTACAACAACATCTACTTGGAACGCTGACGTGTGGCTTGTGCCTCTACGAGTGCCATATACCACTAACGCGGTGGACGGGAGCTTAACTATCGGTGCGCCCGTGGTGCTATCCACTATCGGGAGAGCAGGCGACTACCGCGCAGGGATGGGCGGCGGCGGCGTGCAGGCTTGGTATTTCTTGGGCCTCGCAGACAACGGCGAAACCCTTTGGCTCTCGGCGCTTGAGAATGACGGCATCGGCCCTGGAAACCCCTGGGCGTCCTCTGGATATGATGCAAACTGGGCAAACGGAACTTACTGGGAGAAAACCACCTATAGACACCGCATCACTATCTACAGCTATAATGTCGGCTCGAATACCGCCACAATCGTGTATGGTCCGCTTGGCGGAGTTACAGGGTGGGTATCTGGCGGCGCGGCAGACTCTCGTGGAAATAACTTCAGCCACTTCGCACAACCCTCCGCTTTTGTTCCGTCCCCGAAGGCAGGAGAGACAAACGTTTTCTATAGTTATCACCTCTTGGTGAACACTAGCGACGTTCCCTCCTTTATCGCTGTGCGCTGGGATAAGGGCGCAGATACTTTCACGGTTGTGCCCTGCAGCATTAATATGGGCGGTTTAGATATCAGCACCGTTTATCAGCATCCCGCCGCCAGAAATAACGTATTTCTAATGGTAGCTCCAAAGGTGGAGGCTACTATAAAAGCGGACGGCAGCTTGTATGTGTCTGTGTTTAACGAACATAAGTGGACCGCTAATATAAGTGCTACTACCACTGCGAATAACTTGATCACCTTTAGCGTCAGCAGCGCAGACCCTACCGCCCTAACATACTTTAACTTCCTCGCGGGGCTCGACGCCCTCGAATCTTTCGCGCACGACGGCAACTGTAGGCAGCTTAACGTGCTGGCTCGGGGTGCGGTTAAGGTATTAACCTTTGGCGCAGGTGGTTTTAGTGTGTCTAGCAGCACCGCAGGCGATTTCTTGGGGTTGAGCAGAGACTCGCTAGGTAATGTGTGGGGCGTGTCCGTAGGTGACACAAACCTATATGCTCCCTCTTTTGGTAGCGTATCCCCTGTCGTGACTAACACGGAGAACTATATCCCTGCGAATCTGGAGCTTATTACCTCGGGTAACACAAATAATGTGTCGTGCGTGTTTGCAGATACCGCTATCAGCTACGCAGGGACAACTCTCAATAAAAACCTCCTGGTTAACGCGTATGACGAGTCGGGCGCTAGAATCGCTAGCACCGTCATTCTGAAGCTGACAAGTAGTGTGGCGACCTTCACAAGTAATGGAGGCACGACACTGACAATCAGCACCAGCGCAGCGACGGATACCACCGTGGGGCTCACCATCACTGGATCGGGTCTCATCAACGTTAGCGCCAGCTTCACCATTTAACCGAGAAAGGGCCGCACCATGACACAACTAAAGACGAGTAAAGTTATCCGCGCCTCGGCGAACATCTATTACAGAGGGGAGTATGGCAACTCCGTCTGTGTTGACAGCACCGATAATATCATTTACTTCGGGGAGGACGCCTTTGATGGGGACACCCTATTCCCGCTTCAGGATAGGAAGCCCACGGTGCTCGAATCGTTAAAAGGGCTGCGTAGATACGACCCCTGGCGTCAACTTTTGCTGGATGATAAGCCTGTCGCGTGGACGGATCACGGCAGATTCCATACAGACGAGGCGATTTTGAGAAACTCCTCGCCTAGAACGAGCGTGTCCATTTATGCGAGGAATGACGCATATACCCGCGTTATGGACTCTTCCCATAGGCACAATACAGGTAGCCTCTTTAGTTTTGAGGACAGCGCAGGGGTGAAGCACTTTGTGCTTAGCCCCACCGCGCAGGAAGTCTATACCACGGAGAACGTGGCAGCGACGAAGTATATTTCGCTGGTGCAGGGCGAATCTATGCAGTCCGCAGTGGCAAGCGTGCGGATCAGTTTCACCACCGTCGCACCCACAGGTATCTCAAACGCTAGCTACTACTGGCTTAGTGATTATCTGCAGCCGTTCTACGTGGATACTGTGAATAAGCGCATCTTCTGCTTTGCGCATTATAGATGGGGCTTCAGCAGCAACACGGCGGTGGACAGCATCCTGTATCAGACCGTGGTTTACTTCAGCTATACCACGGTTGCTGACGGGGGATCGCTGAATATCAGCGGTCCTACGCACCTGTTTGTGCCCACCACAACCACGCAGCCTGGCGCAACAATCGGTTATACGCAGCAGCTACATTTCTTGGGCGAGTCGGGAGATGGGCAACTCTGCTTCATGCAGACAAGTGAGAACGCAGCTACGCCCACACTAGTTGCTAACGGCTGTCATTGGCAAGGCGCGACGACGAGCTGGAATAAGAATGATAATCACCGCATGATGTTCTATAAGTTCGATAAGGCGAGCTTGACGAGGACCACTGCTGCGGACTTGAGCGGAAGTGATTACCTCGCGGACACCTCGCGAGTAAAACGTTTTTCAGGTATCGTTTGTAATAGCACTTTTGTGGCTTCGCCCATTGCGGGGGAAACGAATATATACTACGCGTATAGCTTGGCATTTAGCGCGACTACACTAAGCGAAGCCACATTCATTAGGATTAAGTGGAATAAGACTAATGACTCGTTTAGCCTGAGCGAGTTTACGGTGGATGTCCCGCTCTCCACCTATTATAACGACGTTATCGGTCAATACACCAGCATCGCTACTGACATACCTTATACAACCGCAGGTTTAAATATCAGCTTGGCTGCGCTGATTAGCGCAACAAACTTGGTGCTTAGCCAAAACTCTGCGGGTCAGTATGTTTTAAGTGTGCTTTCAACGCTGGGAAGCTCCTTCAGTATCGGCAAGGTTAGTGCGAAGAACAGCAACATCGTTAGCTATCTGATTGACGATACCGATTTTGCGAACGGCACTTTCTTACAGTCCGTGAATGCAGGGTCGGTATACAGCTATATCGCAGGAGACACGGACCACAGCGAGCTTCTAACGATCACGCCTAGCTCTATTGATACCTGGAGCTTGGGCGCGGGCGGCTGGAGCTTAACGAGTAGGAATAACGGGGTGTTCACAGGGTTTGGAAAAGACTCTACAGGGCGGTATTGGGCGGTGTCTGTTGACGGCGACGCGTCCACGAACCACGCGATGAGCCTGCATACCGTTATCCCCTCCGCTGCGCAGCGTGTAGTGGTTTCTTTCGCAGATAGCTCTATTAACTACGCAGGAACAACGCTCAATAAGAACGTCGTTGTTAACGCGTATGATGAGGGAGGGGCGAGAGTGGAGACCACCGTCATCTTGAAGCTCACTGGTGGGAACGCTACTTTCACAAGTAATGGGGCGCGCACCCTCAGCGTAACCACCAGCGCAGCAGCAGATACCACCGTGGGGCTCACTATTGTGGGTGCGGGGCTCATTAACATTAGCGCCAGCTTTGAAGCGGTATAAGGAGGACTGATAAATGCCGACCCCAGCCTTTATTGACCGCTTGAATGTGCAGGCCTCAACCTTCGTGAACAACGCGGACGCGCGAGGCGGGGTTAACTACGCTTATGGCGACGCGGCTATGCCTGTCGGGTTCGACCCGAGCGCGATAGCTGAGCCCGACGCGGGAGCGGTAGTCCTCGCGAACACTAATATCGTGGTTCGTGAGACAACCCTAAGCATTTTGAAACCCACAAGTTTTGTCGCTGTGAACGCCGCACTGTTTGTAAACAACATTGATTATACTTCGCAGTTCGTAGGGGTATATCTAAACCTTAATCGGCAACCTGACTTCTCTGCTCAGTCCGCCATCGTGGTCGAGCCGGCCCCACAAGTAGTCTTTTGGAGCTAAACATATGTTAGCTGCGTTTAGAGCATGGATAAATAATAACCCTTATAGCGCGCTACTAGCTATGGTTTTGTTGCTACTAATGCTTACGCTATTGGTGGCTAAAGAACTACTGCTTATTACGCTTGTGCCGTTATATACTGCGTTTAGTTCTAGGGCGAGAGCAGAGCGTCAAATAGCGGAGCGTAAAGCAGAGCAGCGTATGTTTGCGGAGCATCTGAGGCAGACAAAAGACAAAGCAGCCGTGAATACTGCAGAAGCAAAGAAAAGTGCCGCAGGGGAGGTAGACAAATGGTTAGATCGTTAATAGTACTATTTCCCCTAGCAGCTGCGAGCGCAATACCTAGCGAAACAGGTTTCTGGACTCGTTCAACAGGGCAGATCGTGGAGATGCCCTGTCCGACCGCGTTTGAGGAAGGAGGGCGCGTTAGACTTCCTCGCACCTGCGAATCTTTTGAGGCTGGGGTACTATTGACTTCCGATGCGTATCGCGAGCAGCGAGTACTTATCGCAGAACTGGAAGCTAAAATAATGGAGCTACAGACCGAGAACGCGCTTTTAAGTGACCGTATAAATACCCTAAGCGCGCAAGATCCGGTAGCATGTCCTACGGACCTCTGGTGGGTTTATGTCCCTATTGGGGTGCTCGCCGGAGTGGGTCTCTCACACTCCTTTTAACTTATTTATAAGGGCTATTCAAATGAGTGACACAACGTCTGTGGAGATGATCGGTACATGGGTAGCGCTAGGGGGGTTCGCGCTCTCCTATCTAAAGGAAAAAAACGATAATGCTCGTGCGCTAGGTAAGCTAGAGGAGAAGGTACAAAACCTAGAGAGGGGCAGCGTGCACGTTGATAACCTAAGAAACGAGCTTGCAGGGCTCACTAATCAAGTGATCCGATTAGAGAGCAAGCTAGACGCACTGGTCGCTTTGCTGGAGACACAGAAAAAAGTGTAGCTTTTCTTGACAGATTTTCTTTTATACTGTAGAGAGTGTGTAAGGCGCTGTTGTTTAGCGCTTTATACTCTACCGTAAAGGGGACATCATGTTTAGGGAGAGCGCGGTGACGCTGCTGGATTTTATGGGCGACGATAAGCGGGTGTGTGACGCAGCGCGCGTTTCGCTCCTGAATGACCGTCAAGATGAGGAGCTGAGCGATAAGGACGTTAAGCTCATCAAGTTTTTGCTCCGAGAGAAGCATACATCTCCATTTGAGCACTGCACTGCAACCTTTCGGATTGTAGCACCCCTTCCGGTCGTGGCGCAGATCATGCGTCATCGAACGTTCTCGTATAACCAAGCGAGCCGCAGATATACCGCAGAGGATATTGAGTTCTTTGAGATGGGTCCGTGGCGCATGCAAGGCACGAAGAACTTGCAGTGCTCTACAGGGGAGCTGGAGCAAAGCGAATCCAAGGTACTCAATGAGCTTTATAAGGCGCACTGCCTTAAAAGTTTTCATATGTATCAGCTTTTCTTGGAGAAGGGCGTTGCCAGGGAGCAGGCTCGCTTCCTACTTCCGCAGGGATTGATGGCGCAGTTCTATATGACGGGGAGCCTGCACAACTTCCTGAAGTTTCTTATCTTGAGGGACGAGGAGCACGCGCAGCCAGAGTGTCGTGAGATTGCGATTGAGATCCGGAAGCTGCTCTCAGACGCATTTCCAGAGGTGATGCGCTTGTGGGAGGAGTCTCGGACTCCCGCCGTGGAGGCCTCTAAGTGAGCTTACATATCTCGCTGCGGCTTATGCAGGTAGATCTGCTCGCAAAGCAGAGTAAGTGCGTTCGTAGGGGTGTAGGTGCGCTCCTTATAAACGGCGTTGGAGACCTCGTTGCAGAGGGCTATAACGGCATGTTCAAGGGCGGGCAGAACACCTGCGGTCCAAAAGAGGGGGAATGTCTCCGCGAAGGAATCTGCTCCGGGGCGAGTAACGACATCGGATGCTTTCATGCTGAGATGAATGCGCTGTTCCACTGTGCTCGCTCTGGCAGAAGCACTCAGGGGTGCGCGATGGTATGCAATACATACCCTTGCGTGAACTGCGCACGCGCAGTCGTGCAGTGTGGCATCTCGTCGTTCCATACCTGGGAGGGTAGTTACCCTTCCGAAGAAGGGCTGCGGTTACTGCAGCTCAAGAATATTCCTGTAACCTTGTACTCTCAGACTACTAATGGGGTGTTCTATCGTGCGTACTAATGGTTTGACTGACGAGAATGTGAAAGCGTTTATTGCCCTGGCCGCAGTGCTTCTAAAGCACAAGATGGTCGTTACTGGGGAGCTGGATACTCGACAAGGCTTGTATTCGTTTTATACGCAGCCAGATGGGATCCTGTTTGAGGATGATGAGGAGCGCATGGCTCTCTTCGTGCAACCTAGCGATGTTGAGAACCTGCGCGAAACTGATAAGTAACAGCGCGGTGGGGGCTTAAGGGGTTAAGCGGCGAGGGGTGCGCGCTTAAGGGCCTTAAGCGGACCATGGAAAAAAGAATGCGCCTGCCCCTCTCCGTTCCCTAGGTCTAAAAGAAGGTGCGGAAATCTTAGACCTCAGACGGTGTTACGCCGACACAGAGCGCTGACGCACCTGTTCTTCGCAGTATGCTAAGTGCCATCGAGAGAGCCGGCAGGCTTTCTTGATATATCACATCGCTCTGCGCCGCTCAAGCGTGCTTCGGTGCGTGCTTCGGTGCGTGCTTCGGTGCGTGCTTCGGTGCGTGCTTCGGTCCGGGGGCTCAAACAGGGGCTTGGCGAGGGCCCCAGTGCGGATTATATTAGACAGTGGCGTAACTCTAATATTCGTGGTACTATATCTTACTTTTATAGGAGGCATCTAATCATGGATAAACGCGATATTCTTGTTAATATTCTGGCTGCACTCCGTGCGGTGCATCTTACTCATTGGACAGCGCATTGGGTCGCTACCGATTATGGCGATCATCTCTTGATGGAGCGCTTGTACGAGGCTGTAGAGGAGGAGACCGATGCGCTGGCGGAGAAGATCGTGCAGCAGTGTGGTGCATCTGCGGTGCAGACGCAGAACGTGCTTCAGCTTACCTTAGCTTTTTTGTCGCATCTTTCAGGGCCTGATGGTATTGCGCGCTCCCTCGCTGCGGAGGAGCTTCTCTGCATGGCTTTGAATAGTGCGTACAAGCTGCTTAAGGACGGCGCGCAGCTTGATCTCGGTTTGGATGACTATATCATGAGCACTATTAATGCTCATGATACGGCGAAGTATCTGCTGCAGCAGCGTATTGGAAAGGGCTCGTCATGCTAAAAGCGTTACTGGGGAAGATATTCCCTACTGGGGATGCTGAGACGCAAGAGGCGGTGCATCTACTTGCAGAACATCTAGAGAGCCTAGATAAAAGCGAGCAGCTTGAGGCGCTAGAGAAAGCACTTCCCCATGCTGAAGCTGCCGCAGCTAAGCCTAAAGGACATTATGTAGAGCCTAGCGGGGTCGCTAATGTTCGCATGATGGAGCAGGTGGATCTTAAAGCGGAGACGCGCGCCGGGTTGGATTATGGACAGCTCGAAGCGATGAGCCATGTCCCTTTGATCGCAGCTATTATTCAGACCCGCGTGAATCAGATGGCGGAGTTCTCGGTTGCGGAGCGCGATGGTATCAATATCGGCTTTCAGATTCGGTTAAGGGATCATACGCAAGTACCTAATGAGGGAGACCTTAAGCGGATTAACGAGATCTACGACTTCATGGAGACCTGCGGGGATCCGCGCATTGGGCTCGGTGGTAGCTTTGAGTCGTTCCTCAGAATGCTGACCACGGATAGCCTTATTTATGATCAGGCTTGTTTTGAGGTGATTCGCAATAAGCGGGGGGATGTAGCTGCTTTTCAGGTTGTGGACGCTACTACTATAAGGCGAGCGCGACCTACTGATAAGGAGCGCAAGCAAGGGTATCGGGATCCCGATTCCGTGCATTATGTCCAGATCATCGGCGATAAGGTGACTGCGGAGTTCAAGTTTGATGACCTGTGCTTCGGAGTCCGCAGGCCTCGCAGTATCCTCGCGGCTCGCGGGTACGGGCATCCGGAGCTGATGGAGTGCGTTTCGCTCGTGACTCACCTGCTGAACACCGAAGCGTATAACGCTGCTAACTTTACAAGCGGCGTTAACGTAAACGGAATACTCGCAGTTAAGACACGCATGAATCCTTCGTTGTTTCGGCAGTTCCGCAAAGAGTTCTACGCGATGCTTAATGGTAGCGGGAATAGCAGGAAGACTCCGTTGATTCAGCTCTCTCCGGATGATAACGAGGGCATTCAAGCTGTGAACCTTGGGGCTAGTAACAGAGAGATGGAGTTCCAAGCATGGCACGCGCATCTCATGAAGGCTATCTGCTCCGTCTTCCAAGTAGATCCCTTTGAGCTGGGCTACAAGTTCGGCACAGAAGGCCAGCGAAACACGCTGAATGAGAGCAGCGGGATTACGCGTTTGGGCATGTCAAAGGACAAGGGGCTGCGCCCGCTGCTCCGCAATGTGGAGATGTGGCTCAATCGCTTCGTGGTGCGCGCGCTAGACCCTCGCTTTGAGCTTCGCTTTACGGGCTTGGACAGCGTTTCACCGAGAGAGCAGCTGGACCGCGATAGGCTAAAGGTCAGTACTTATATGACCTTGAACGAGCTGAGAAGCTCCTTTGATATGCCTCCGGTGGACGGCGGCGATATGATCCTTAATGACGTGTACCTCAAGGCATTGCAGCTGCGCTCTATTGGGCTAGAGCCTAATGAGCCGGTGACTGCTATCAACGCTCCTCCTAAGCCCGAAGATCTCCCTGGCGGTGAAAAGCCTGAAGCATCCGAGGATTCTAAGGGCGAGGAGGAGCACAAGGATAACAAAGAGGATGATGAGGAAGATACCAAGAGCGACGTAGAGCGCCAGATTAGGGAGGATCTGAATAAGCCCGCAAGGAAGATTAAGCTCAACGAAGAGCCTTAGCCGTTTAGAGGTAGTAGCCTTAACAATAGCGGCTCAATACGAAGAGCCTTAGCCGTTTAGAGGTAGTAGCCTTAACAATAGCGGCTCAATACGAAGAGTCTTAGCGGCTCAATACGAAGAGCCTTAGCGGCTCAATACGAAGAGCCTTTCACCCTTTTAGGAGTCATACATTATGAGTACTTCTTTTACCGTCCCTGAGTCTGTTCGCAGTGCAGCACGTCACGGGCTAGAGCTTCGTCGAAAGTACGGTCGCGGGGGATTGGATGCCAAGCAGGCGCACGCGCAAGGTATCGGCTCAGGTGTACAGCGCGCCGCTAACTTAGCCTCTGGTTCTGTTAGCGCTGCTACCGTGCGCCGGATGCACGCCTTTTTCGCGCGCCACTCTGCGTTTAAGAAGTTTCACGCGGATAAAACCAGCGCAGCGTATATCAGCTGGCTGCTTTGGGGAGGGAACGCCGGCAAGCGCTGGGCGGACGCTCAAGTTCGTAAGATGGATAGGGCTACCGCTAAGTCTATGGGTGCAGAGCCTAATGAGGGGCTAGCGCAAGCACTACAAGACTGGCGAGACAGGGAAGCGGACGCCAACATGGTTATCTGTGCATGTGCTGATTGCAGTAGCGCGCAGGATCAGTTAGAGGATTGGGATAGTCCCGAGAGCAAGTGACTCAGGAGGAACGTCGCATGAGTTTTAGAGATATGATAGATCGGTTTAGAGAAACACAAGCCGCGAGGCTATCCGACGTTGCACAGGACATGCGAGGGCTACTCGCGCAAGCGCCTCCTGCATCAGAGGGCCCTAGCGTACGCAGCACTCAAGGTGCGGGCGTGCCCTCTATGGCTGCTTCGGAAGTAGATAGAGTCCCGGAGGATCAAGTACTAGGGGATCAAGTACTAGGGGATCAAGTACTAGGGGATCAAGTACCAAGGGAGCACGCAGAAGCAGTCGCGACTAGTAAGCGAAGAGGTCGACCGCGTAAAGAAAAAGTCTCAGGACAGGGGGAAAAGCAAATTAATCTAAATGATGGCAATTCAGCAGATCTTTTAGCACTGCAAGAAGGTTAATGACGTTCCCTGGGAGGGGCGCGATGTAATCCGCAGTCTCTTGGAGCTTCTTGTACATCTCCTCTGCCGTGTCTTGATCGAACACCTTAAACCCAGTGGCGTGATGCGGGGAAAGGACGTTGAAGTGTACTGCGCCGCGAGCTACCTCCTCTAAAGAGGTTAACAGCGCGTCAATGGCTTCTCCTGAGGGGGAGCTGGGGTTGTACTGCATATTTAAGACATGCAGCGCAGTACCGACAACGGTGACCTCAAAGTTGTTTATCTTCTTGCCGGCGCGGAACCGTGTAAGGTGCGAAGTCCAAGAGGCCTTACCGTACCCCTCCTCGTCCTCGTCCTC